CATCTAATTTAGTAGATGGATTAGTTATGCCTATACCAACGTTCGTTCCATTATCATATGCAGCTCCAATCCCTAAAGTATCTGAGTCTATCCACCTCGCTAGGTAATTAGCGGTTCCTGAGCCATCAACTGGCCCCGCTCCAATTGGCATTTCAATTACGTTACCAGAGGAATCAACGCCTAGTTTTTGCGTTACTGTCCCCGTGAATGTGCCAGCTCCGTAGTTGTTGAATTTAATAGCTCCAGTGGAGGAAATACGCAATCGTTCTGTATTACCTCCGCCAGTAGGTTGAGTATCAAACGTTAAAGCTCCTGCATCGTTAGCTCCATCCCTGTCCACATTAACCGCAGCTACGGTATCACTTCCAGCTGTATTATAAAAAGCAATTCCAGCAAATCTAACATCAGTTGTAGCATTACCTCTTATTCTTATATCGGAAACGGTTCCATCATCTAGGTCTAAAATAGTGGCTGGACTCACTGTCCCTATACCAACTTTACCAGCAGAATCAATACGCACTTTATTAGACCCATTAGTCTGTATTTGCATATAATTACTATTATTATCGTAAAGTATTCTGCCTTTCCGATCTACGCCTGAAGAAGAAAATTCAAGAATACCTCCTGTAGATCCATTTAAATGTATAATTGCGTAATTAGACTGCAGCCCCATTAAAACACCGCTACCAGTTGGAGCAATAGGTATAGCTCCTGCGACATGCAGGGCTGCTTGTGGACTAGTTGTCCCTATACCAACGTTGCCAGAAACATCAATACGGGCTGTTTCAGAACCTCTATTTTGAAATATGATGTTTCTATACGCATCTCCGCTGTTACCGTCTGCATCTGCGTTAAGGATTAGGTTCACATTTGAACCGAAATATTTATCGTTAGCTGTATCTGAAATTAATATATTTCCGACAACATCAAGTTTTTCTACTGGATTAGTTGTTCCTATACCGACGTTACCGTCAGAGTCCACGCGCATCCTTTCGACAGTTTTGGTATCAAAAGCGATGTGTCCATTTACTGCGGCACTACCAGCCTCTAAAACTATTCTATTGATTAAAACGGTTTGCTGGCCAATTCTAATTGTATTGTTGGAGACGGATTCTATTAGATTCCTAGAATACCCACCAAAGTTTGCAGAAAGCCCATTCCCATTAGGGTCGGCCATGTATATTGCAGCTGCGGCATTGTCTGTGCCGAAAGAGCCTGTACTAGATACAACTGCATACTCTCCTGTGAAAGAAGCGGCTTGTATACTCGTTGTCGTAGTATTCCCTCTATCAGTAACTGTCTGAAGTGTATCTTCGTCATAGGGATTGACCCCCGTCATTACGGGATTCCCATTGACGTAAAGACCGCTTGTTGTTTGCACATAGACTCCTTGCTGGAAGTCCATGACCATTGTGTTCGCTCCACTTGATAAGGTGGGAGTGGTCGTAGAATCACTAAAAACAAACGCTCCATCATGGGTCGGTTGCACTTTTGAGTAATTACCCGCACTAACCGCATCATTCGCTCCGATATCTTGGAAAGCTCCCCCAAGAATAGTAGACCTTGAACCTGATATGATATTACTAGTCCCTCCAGCAATTGAACTAGAAGCGCCGCTAATTGTATTAGAAACACCAGCTCCAATGAAGTTATACCCTCCATTAACTTCTTTGTATTTTATATAATTACTTTCTCCTCCTACAATTGCAGAAGATTTATTAAAAACTCTATTGCTTTGGCCTCCTCCTATAACAGATGCTGTTGCATCCCGAATTATATTCTGGAAGCCCCCAGCTACATTGGCGTGAGTGGAGCTTTCTATTTGGTTGCTAAGGCCTCCTCCAATTATAGCATAATTAGAGCCAGAAATATCATTGTTATATCCTCCTATGCTAGAGGCAAATTCAGATTCAATAACATCTACGCCAGATCCACCTCCAACGAAATTATAAAAACCTCCAGAAATACTATTTTCAATACCTGCGACAATAACATTGTAGTTGCCACTAATGTAATTTCCTGAACCTCCTAATATAGCAGACCCAGTTGCAGGAGAATTATTAACCATAACCCCTTTTAGAGCACTATAGGTTGCAGATGTATCAGGGAAGACTTCAATAGTGTCAGATTGATCTGAACTGATCTCTAATATCCCAGCTCCGAGACGCATCTTCTGCGCTGATACAGACAAGGATTTATCTGTCGTAGGATTTAATATTGTACCACCAAAAGATATTTTCTCTGTGCCAATTATATCTATACCTTGATCAGTAGATTTTCCATTTTCTGTTACTTCTTGTAATGTATCATATGATCCAACTTGTGTATCTACATATCCTTTTGATGCAGCGTCTGTTGTAGCCGAAGGCGTTAGAGGTATTGTCAGTTGGTCTGCAAACTGGCTAGTCCCGTTTACATATAATTGTTTAGATGAACTGGCAGTCCCTATACCTACATTACCATCATATCTTATAGTGATAGCTTCAATAGTGTCAGCTACTTTAATTTTTATATCCCCACCAGAAGACTTGTTTATTAAATGAAAGTCGTCGTTAATTACCGCTAAATCGGTATTGTAAAAAGCGTTAGTAGTATTTGATAATCTTAAATTAGGTCGAGTACTGTTGGATATTTGCAAGCCTCCACCTCCGCCAAAGGTCGGGTTTGTTGTCCCTATTCCTATATCCGTTGTCGTAGTATTTCCGCGAGCTGTGACGGCTTGTAGAGTGTCATTCTCTGCAGGAGAATCTCCTGAAAGGAGATACGGTAGATCTCCTGGGCCTCTCAACCGCCCTCCGTCACCTGCGCCTAGAGCCTTTCCGCTCACACGTATATCACCACCATTAGATACATCTCCCTCTAATCCCCCTTCGATAGCAAGGTTTCCGACTAATGATTGTTCCCCTTCATTATAAAGGTTTAAGTCTGGACCTTGGACGTTAGGTTCAAGAGTATATGGCCCTATAGTGAATATCTCTGGCTCAAACCCTACATCGCTATCTGCTACTAATTTAAAGAAGAGGGGAGTCACTTCTTGAATACCATCATCAGCCTTAAGCGTAATCTGTTGGCCTTCTTGAAGTGAATTTAATGGGTAATTGCCTACTAGAGTGCTATCGTTTGTTGCGAAATCTCCAGATGTTCCATTCCATATAGTAAGATCGCCTAAATTAGTAAAATTTGGACTCTCATTAAAACCCAACGTCAATTCTATAAATCCAGTAGATCCAGATGTGCTTATAGGTTGGTTATTAAAATATTTAATTGCATCAGCTCTATCAGCGGCAGATGGGATGTTCCCAGTATCTGGTGGGGAATGATTGGTGAAGTTTTCGTTTCTGGTAGTCACTCCAGAAGCTTGAACTGTCACTTGGTTCAAAGTCGCTGTGTTAGCGTAAAGGTAAAACTCTCCAGTAGATGTAACGCCATCTTTGTTTACAATCTCATTTCTTATCCCGAAGTTCCTATTGTAAGAGCCAAAGACATCTATATTTTGGGATCGGGAGAAAGTGAAAGTAGAATTCCCATTTGTCCTGTAGCTAGGGAATACGACATTAGAATCAGCATCTAAAATACTAATTATTTGTTTATCGATAAAAGGGTCAGATGCTATTTGAGATGCAGAAGTCAGTAGTTCACCATTTCTATTTAAAATAGAAAATTGTAAAGATACATCGCTTCCATTTTTATAAACTCCGCTACCTGTTATTATCTTGGTCGGGTCATCAGGGTCTGGGTTATAAACACTGTCGAATTCGTAAATGCTACGGGTAGTGAAACTCCCTTCGTAGTATCCATTTGTAGTAATATCGCCAGCGGTAGTTCCGATACCTATTTTGGTCGGCGATGAATTAGTATTTCCTATATAAGTAGCATAAAAAGCTGAGCCATATTCTTGACCTTTTTTTGTATGGTATACAGTGGCAGAGCCTACGCCAACGTAAGGGCTGTCCTCTGATCTTAAATCTCCGATAGGGGTTGAACCACCGATAACAGTAGCTACGCCAGTATAAAGATTGAGCGCAGTCGCCCCTATAGATACAGGTAAAGAGCTAGAGCCTTCTCGAATTGCAGTTACGAAATTAACATCAGTCCATCCATGAGTAATCGCGGCAGAATTCAAATAACCTCCCGCCCCTGTAGCTCCAGTTGCGAATTCTCTTGCTTCTTTTGCGTATGCAAAGGCTGCTCCAGTTTTGGGGATTTTTAATACCGTATAGCCCGTGTAGTTCATTATAGAATGATGATGTTATTTAAAAATGATTTCGAGTAGACGAGCAATTCGTCGTAGACGATAAATATCCCTGTGTTTATATATGGAGAATTATAGTATGCATTTCCTCCGCAGTTTCTTCCCATATTCCCTAATGCATTTACACCGACATTGAACACTCCTACTTGGTTTAATCCAGAAAGATTTATATTAGTGTCTGTAGTCTTAGTGTCAAATATTTGGCCATTCGGCATAGTGAGTCTTACTCCATAACCAGTGCTGTTAGTTACGGTCGTCCAATCTCCCGTTATACTAAAGGTATTATTTGCAGCGTTGGGTGTGCCAGTTGTTACAGCTCCTGCAAATGCAGGAGTATCTAGAGTTTCATATATCGTCCCGTTAATCGTCTGAGCGGTTTGATAACTATAAGTATTAGATTGATTTTCTATACTAATATTTTTATCAATTAAATTAAATTTACCAGTGTCATACTTCGTGGCAGTCACAAGGTATTCATTCGGGTTTTCTTCTTTCATAGAAATCACTTTATAAAAGAAAGGACTAGCATTGTGGATTTGGAATCTGGCTGCACTCCCTAATTTTACTAACGGTAATATCTCTGGTTTGTCGAATCCTGATACTAAACAGCCATAGTCTAGATTAGTTATCGTGCCAGTGACAGAAATCGTTGTAACTTGTTCGGGATTCACGCCAGATAACTCATTATTAGTTATGCCGCGAGTGTAGTTTCGGAAACTGCTTAAATCAAAACCAGAAAATGTCACAGATGATCCCCTTTTATCGGCGGCAGTCATATCTAAAACAGCTATTTCCCCTGTATTAAATTCTGGGAGACTTTGAGCGCCTGTTTGTTTAGCAATAAAATCTCCAGAATCTAACGACATAGCGTCTCCAGAACCAAGAACCCAACCAGTTACACCTGTTTCGAAATATACGATTTTTTCAGAGACCCCTGTGTAAGAAGCGTAATTAGCATATCTAGTATCTCCTTCGCTAAATCCAGTAGATTGATCATATCCCTCAGTATAAGCTGAGAAACTATAATCCCCAGTAAAACTAGACCAAGAATCTGTCTGTAAACCCGTGATAGTGAAACCATCATATCTTTGCCTATTTTTATTGGCTATAGTATTTAATTGATCTCCGCCATCTACCCCAGTAGGATTAGCGATGGTTAAAATCCCAGTAGTTTCAAGGGAATTGAACTTATTACTGAGTCTAATCGTCTCGTCTTGTAAATTAACATTTAAAATTTTGCCGAAATTAGTTATATTTGTTTTTAATTCGTCTTCTATTATAACTAAATCCCCAGGTTTACATAAGAGGGTTTCTAAACCTGCGGTGAAAACTACTTGTTGGTTTTCTTTTATTTTGGAAAAAATTTGGTGTTGAGCGGCCCTACGAGCCATGGCTTTAGAAGTGATTCCTATGCCCTCTATACGTTTCTTAAAAATACCACGCTCTTTTATGTCCTCTTCATCTTCGACAACTTCTATTTTAGGCTCATAGTTATTGAACCTATCTCTATATCCTATTTCTATAGTATTAAATTGTTCGTCTCTCCTGTTATTTGAGTAGTAAAACAAACCGTCTTTTACGCTTTCGTTAGTAAACTGATTAATTGCGCTTCTAGGTCTGTCGTCTACAAAATTAATTTCAGAATTGCTAAAAAACGTTCTCCCTCTGAAGAGGGAAGCTATAGTATTTATAGCATCAAATATTTTCTGTCCTTTATCGAAGACTATATTACAAGAGAAACGGGGTTCTTTCCCCCCCTTCCCATCTGTGACTCCCAAGAAATAACCTTCGTTATCTACATTATCACAAAATCTACCTATTTTGTAGAGTTGCCATTTATTTATTTGGTTAATATTAATATGCGAACCCATGCCATATCTGACATTAGTTAATAGATCGTATAGTATCCATGCAGGGTTATCTGTCCATTGCAGAGTATCATGAAATGAACCATTCCAATCCCCTTTGTAAATTAATTTATTTTCCTTGCTGATATTATCAAATTCTTCTTCGGTCTCATAATACCTTTTATCTATTCCTCGATCAGTAGGAAAATAGTTACTAGGAACTTTTACTTTTTTGAGTTTGCAATCGAAACTCCTTTTGGGGATGCTCCCAAAAGATCTAGAATCTAATTTAGTACCTACTATAGCAGAGAATGGATAGGGAAGATTTGCGTTGATAATTTCTGTGACTTTAGCCACTGCGACGACTTTAGATAATAGAACGGAATTAGTCTCATAAGAAAGTTTCGTCACTTTTATATATCTATTTTGTGTTCGCATCTCATCGATAACACCAGCTTCTATACCCCGCTCGCCATCAGCCGTGAGGATAATATTCTCTTGACTTTTTGTTTTTGGCAACTCGAAAGGTCGGGCAAGGTAATTTTCATTAAGGTTTGGATTACCCAGCTCTATCACTAATTCTCTACTACTAGATGATTTATAGTCAGGATTACCAATATCTATAAAAGTCGATCCTTCTACTAAAGCTACTATTCTGTAGTGGTAAGTCTTATATGGTATAAGTCCTTCGGAGCTATCTTCTTTTTTCCCGATAGAGCCAGTTTCTACTCTTATGTTTAATACGGCGGGGAAATTAGATCCTATATCCAAATTCCTCTCTTCTCCTTGGCCGTTCTTAACATCATCGACTGCTTTGGTGAGAGTATCTGATAAAGAAGAAATGTCTAAAGTTATAAAGGCTTCTTCTACATTAGGGTTATAGACTGTATGTACGACTGGAATAGGCTCTTCATCGAAATTAGCTAGAGAATTCTGCCCCCAAGATGAATAACTATAGACCTTGGTCTTCTTCGTAACTCGCTGATCATCACTTCCTTCGGAAGTAGGTAACCCGTCTTGTAATGCCACGTTAAAATTCCCTGCATTCGATCCAAATACATTTTCTCTTGATAGCATCAAGCTATTATTTGTAATACGTTGGGGGGCATTTTCTTGGCCTTCGTTCGTCGTCTGATCCCCAAGCGCTCTAGCAGTTCCGAAAGGCCCGAATAATTCCCTATTATATGGATGATCAATAAAAATCTTTTTAAAATCATTAAAAGGAAGTTGATTCTCTTCGCCTTTACGCATCTCAGCTAGAATATTACTGTAGTTGAATTTTAGCCCATTTGGATTAACACTATTTGTATGAATAGAATTAATGGTAGGGTTTAAAGGCAGTATAGTAGAGGCTGGCCCATTTTTAATTCTTTTCGAGTATTTTAAAGAGGTTAAATCTTTTAACGTATCTATAATTTGAGAACTTATTTTCGATGTGTGATTTGTCCCATAAATAGAACGGCTAGTTATGTTAGAGCTGAAGATGTCAATATAATTATCTGAAGTTTCATCTTCTATAGGGAATTCGAAAATCAAAAATCCGTGCATCTTCCCAGATAAAATTCCGTCAGCTGAAACTACAGGGCAAGTTACATCAGTGACTCTTATACCTGCGTTCTGCATATAAGCTATAAGATTGAACTCATACTTTTCACCGAAAGGCATAGTCTCCATTTCTATTAAGGCGTTACCATCTAATATTCTTTTATCTTCTAGCCCAGGGTTTTCGTAATTTACCCTACATATCACAACTCCTCCTGATCTTACATCCAAGTAATCGGCTAAGAGGTCGTTTACCCCTCCTCCATTCCATCCTATCCTCTTTAAAACTCTTTCGGCTAGTGTTCTTTGCACCGCGTTTCCTCCGTTATCGTCGCTTAGAATGGATAAATTATAAATGACAGTGAGATCTTCGCGTGTTAACTCGCCAAGGACTTTTGTGCTGTTAGCGAATATCCGATCATCTGCTAATGCTGTTGTCCTCATCCCCTTTTGATCCCCAGAGGTGATTACAGCTATGTCATCACTTGGGGTACCAGATTTAATGAAAGCAAATAAGAATTTGGATGACTCTAGTTCATCATCATCAGCCCATATTAGACTGCTATCTTGGACGCTCCCTTTTGTTTGATCGTTTTTTCTATAAGCCGCGTTCGAAGCGCTGTAAGATGTTTGTAGTGTTTCGTCAAGATACCAAGAGAATGTTTTTGATCCGTATTCAATAAAACCTCTAATATAAAAGGCATAGTCGCTCACTTTTTTAGGCAAAAGAGGTGGCCCCTTTAGAATTACATGTTCAGCGAAACCGATACTATTTTTCATTGTTCTGAAAAATAGCATACCCACATCAGGCGATGAGGCAGACTCGAAATTGTCTGTTCCGCCAGCGGTAGTGGAAGGTAAAGCTGTTATTCTCCCATCAGCACTTTTTTTAGTTACCTCCGTTAATGCTTTAAAAAATTTGCTTAAATATTCGACTCCTCCTGAGTTGGTGACTAACTCTACATTAAAAGATTCAATAGTCTCAAGTTCCAGGGTTGTTATCTCGTTAGTTCTTTTCGCAGATTGTTGAGTTACGGCTACAGGCGTATCATTTAAATAAATCCCTTGTAGTATATTTAAACCATCCACTAATTCTCCATGTGAATTGACAATACCTTCGATAGGCCCATCGCTTAATAAATCTAACGTTTCCGCGTAACTGTGGGAAGCTCCATATTGGAGTTCTCCCATAACTGGTGGTTTATAGACGGGAGGCTTAGGTTTCTTACCTTTACCCCCCGCTCCTGCGACACTTAGTTTTTTGAGGAGATGTTTCATAATACTCTATTTCCTATAAAGGCTGGATTACTGTTATCGCCCATTAAAGCTTCGGAGGGGTTTTGATGTTGTGGGAAAGATTTTATTGTAGCTTGTATAACTTGTGATCCGACCCGTAAGCGGCCATACCCTATAGGGACTGGTGATCCTTGGTCTGCTAAGTTGACGGTGTTACTAAAAATCTGAGAGCTTTTTGATGCACCTGCAGATATCTCTAAAGCTTCGTTTTCAGGCTTGGGTGTCAGCGCGTAACTAATTGCTGCGAAAATAATAGCATTAGCCACGGCAGCAGCGAAAGTCCCTGACCCTAAAAACGCGAAGAGCGCCCCCATCGGGCCGCTACCAGAGATAGCTGGGACAAGATCTATAGTAGCAGGGTTAAAAATGTTTTCCATATCAGCCCCATTTGTGATACTTTTTTTGTTTATTATTAGATCGTAACAAAGCCCTTCCCTTTGCAACTCTACCAATCTTTGTAAAAACCCCTGCCTATTACAATCTATAGCCTCCAAAACGTCTTTGGGATTTGGTAGGCTTAATGTGAACGAGTCACCATACTCTCGCGCTAGAATCCCATGTATATTTACTATTGTCATTTTATTGCCTTTATCCTCTCTAGTATATTTACATCAGATTCTATAGTTTCGGGCGTATAAATATTTATTTTTTTCGTATTGAGGCTATATATCAAAAATGGTTGGCAGCAATTATCTGCCATCTTGATATCAAATTCAGATTCTTTTTCGTTTCCCACTATATGGCTATGAAAAACCGCTATCATACTATAAGCATCTTTAAAAAGTAAATAGCTCAGAGGATTTACTAGGAAATATGATCGAGGGTCTTCCGCGATGTTGTCCTCTCTTTGGACTATAAATTCTTTTTTTTCATGATCATAGCCTAAAAACCCACATATTTCTTGCGTGAAATACTTATGAGACATTTCTTTTATTTTAGATAGGGCTGTTATTTCCTCTTTACAATTGTGTATTTCTTGCATAGCTAAATCCATCAGTTCCAGGAAAACCCCCGAACTTAGGGAATGGTGGTGTCGGGTTTCTGAAAAAAGATAATGGGGCTTCTCTATAAACTTCTAAGCTGCCTTTAAATTCTCCACTGCCAGTTAAATGAATGTCTCCTGTATGGATATCGAGCATCCCTGTAGAGCTTGCTCCGATCAATCCAGTCGAAGCGTCCCACCAAGCGACCAAGCTATCTCTCCCGTAAGAAAGTGATCCATCACCGCTTCCAGTTAAAGTCGCAAAGCGTCCAGTACATTCATAGTAATCTCTCGGAGCAGAGTCTAAAGAATTAAAAGTTTTATTTGCAGTTGGTATCGTTTTGTAAAGATAAGCTATCTCTTCATCATTCAGAGGTCTATTCCATACAGCCCAAGGCCCAAGCGTTCCATTCATTGAAGTAATATGAGGTGTTGTTCTAGGGGCGTTGTATCCTGATGTGCCACCATAAAATTCGACTGCCCCCAACATAAATGTCTGGGGCAGGGCTTTTTGGCCGACATGGTCTGGCCAATTCATAGCTTTTCTTTGCGTTAAGCTGGCAAAATTGCCTAGATTAGATTTTAGCTTCCCACCTAAGTTATTGTCTAGAACGTTATTTCTCACTGTATTAACTCCGTTTACATAAAAATTAATTAATGTATTCTCATCTTCCCCTCCACTATTAACAAAATCGGCATTGCCTCGACTATTCGTTATTATATATTGATGCCATACCTTGTCGCTTCCGAAAGATTGTTGGTCGTGTAGATATATATTCCTATAAGAGTTTTCCGTATGACTTTCATTATCGCTAGATATCTGAGAACCCATGTAATTAGCTGCTACTGATATGTTTAAATCTCCTTTTGTCTTAGTATCCCCGATAGTTTGGTTGATTAAACTGGTATTGGCATTTATATTTAAAAATTGATTATTAGGCCAATTTTGGTCGTCTCTTGGCGAAGTGCTTAAGATCCCTGCTCCTACTGGGCTATTAGCGTTTATATTAACCCAACCCATTACAGTGAATTCCCCAGTTAGCTGGCCTGTTAATTCTGGATTATTCGTGTGGAATAGCCCTGTATTAATAGGGTCTATGCTCTTGGTGCTATCGTCAGCGCTCCAGCTTTGGTCGCCCATGCCAGAAAACTGGACCCCATTAAAACCACTATTAACAAGTTCTGCGTCACCAAACCCCAGCATATCAACATCATTAAATCTTTTTTTACATGCAGAAAGCCTTTTGGTACATCCATCTTTTTGCCAGAAGCTAGGATTACCTTCTGGTGATTGCCCTCTATTGCTTTGGACGCAGACGTATGCTGTTTTTAATGGCGCTCCCTGTATATTTGGGTTAGGGTCGGCTAAGAAAATAGTAGGGCTTTCTGTTATCGCTATATCCCCTTTATTATATTCGCCTGAAACACTCCATATAGCAGAGGGGTCAGTAAAAAATGAAACTGGAGAATTAATTGGTTGAGAGTAATTAGGCGCTACTCCGCTCCCATTGATATCTTGGAAATTTTCACCATCACTTCTTTCCACAGGGATGCCTTTATATCTACAACCCTCTCCTCGGTATTGCCAATAACAGAATTTAGAAATGACACTACGAGAGTTGACGCTGAAACTCTCAAGATCTAATGGCGAATTGAGTTCAAACTCTACGAATATTTTAGACTCTTGAGTTTTTCGACCCATTAGCCATGTTTCGTTTGTCAATTCAGCTTTAGGATCGGCTTCTCCAAAGGGATTACCGCCTTCGAAGTTTTCATCGTCAATAAATTTTACAGAGACTCTTTTCCTAATAAAGCTGGCGTTTTTAAAATCTTTATGTACCTGAAGGAGTTGGGTGACAATATTATTGTGATTAGCTACACGAATTTTAGGGCGAGCTAATTGACCATCTCCTAATATATCGAATCCTTCACTCTCCATAGCCAAAGGTAAATACTCAATGCCTTGCCAAGTAATACATTTAGAATAGATAGCCCCTCCATGGAAACCCAGGAATGTATTTGGTTGGTTAATCCTGTCAGGATAGATCCTAAACATTTCTAACAGTGCGGTCGGTTGTAGATCTAATAGACTACGTGCTACTTTGTTTTTTCCTTCTTCCGCCATAATGTAATTTACACTTTATTAGTATATAATATTAAAAAGAAGTGAAAATTACACATCTAAAAGGGTATGACAAGAAGTTGGAACTTGAGTTCTATGATTTCTTTTTAAGCTCTAAGCCATATGACTTAGATCATATACGGTCTCCTCATTTAAGGAGACAGCAAATAGAGTCGTTATTCGCTACTTATTGTAGAACTTGCGAGGTTTATACTGCCGAAGAGGATTCTAAATTTAAAGGGGCTGCTTTTTTTTTGGATGCTGGAGATTATTTAGACTTAACATTTATATTTGGTGTTAGTAAAAACTTTGGGAGTTTAAACCTAATGGCTACAACAAGGAGTTTTTTAGATTATGCGATGAAAACTCTAGGGAAAAATTACGTTAAGAGTCAAATAAGGAGGAAGTATAAAGTCCAATCCTATAAAAAATGGATTGAAAGGTATGACAAAAAACTCATAATATTTAATGACGATAATAATACTGTTGTTTGGTGTAATAGAGATATAATGACAATTAAATTTAAAGTTGTGGGTACAAATAAGGCTACTGCTCATTTAATGGGCAGAGAACTTCTGTTGCGTGGCACAAAAAAAATCAAGCACGGTCTATTGAGGGAGTTCTCTGACGGGGAAGATACTTACCTTCTAGACGAAAAAGGTATTGATTTTTTATCTAAAGCTGTTATGATCTATGGGCATTTGTCAGATAATA